TCATGTGGGAAGATTGCGTTGGCGTTAACCTTAACAGTCTTATCACCACTTACCAACTTGGCCACATATTCTGCGAACAGAGTTGTGTGACGGTTGAATGCCTTCTTATAGTTGCGTGAAGCAACACTTGGCACGTGACTGAAGTTGATGTTGTCCCAATCTCCTGCACACATTTGAGTTTCAACAACTGTGGTCATTGTTACCAATGACTTGCGGTACTGCTTAGGAGACATTCCAAAGAATGCTCGCACTTCAGCCGCGATTTTACCCTTACGAGGAGTCCACTTTGCAGCCAAACCGTTCTTAGCACGTAGGGCATCGCCCAACATGGTATAAGCGGCTGACTTCAACACTGGTGAAGTGAAGACAAAGATGTCATCCCAACGGCCCACTTCTGGAACCTTCTTCAACAGAGCCAAAGCGGCGTCTGGGTCACGCTTTTCTAGATGTACTAGAATGTCGCGGAACAGTTGACGTTCACCTGCACCACCACGGACATCACGTGCCCATTGTGCGATGCGTAGTGCTACGTCTGAGTTTTCTACATAAGCGGCTGTAAAGTCGCCTGTGATGTCCTTGCCACGGCTTGCACCAATGTTATAGAACAAGTCAACACAAGCCGAAGCTGTTGACTTACGTGCCTTCATACCGTTTTGGGTACGGGCTTCTTGGTTTGCTACTGCTGTTACAAATGCGTTCATTTTAATTACCTTTACAGAATGTATTTTATTTTCGATTATAGTTGAAATTTAAAGTTGCTGTTAACATTCTAAAACTTTAACAGGATGAGTGTGCCAATTTTTTTAGTATTCTGGTCTGGCCAATTATAGCACCCAGACCCTATCAACGATTCACGTTGACTATCTAAACTTGTGTCTGCGTTAGAAACATAGTATGTCTTTCCATGCTGTCGTCTATTCCATCGGTGTCTATTTCTAGAACAGTATTTCTACTGTGTCCTGCGACCACCTTCTATAGCATTAAGGTCAGTATGTTTTAAATTGCTGTAGTCATCCTATGACTAAACAGGATCGTTGTTGACTGCTTTTATTTTACACAGGCCATCACTCTGTGCTTGTTGGTCTATTCCAATAATAACCTTCAACATCTCCAGGCAAGCCCTTCAACTCCAGTTATTACCATAGGGTCCAACGATTCATAGTATATGAATGTTGCTGTACCGATCCTAAAACTCTTACAAGCATTATTGCTTGCTATGTATCTATTATAGTATACTTTGTACTTCTTGTCACTACATTTTGGCTAAACTGCTTAAAATAAACAGGATGCGTTTTCTTCTTGGATAAGATTGTGAATTGCTGTTAGCATCCTAAATGGGGCCGAACTGATTTCAAGAGTTCGATTTCCACCACTTAGTCAAAATGGACTAAGACATGTTTGGAGTGGGTGACAGGATTCGAACCTGCATAATACGGATTTGCAATCCGGGGCCTAACCATTCAGCGGCACACCCACATGTTGGTACCTGGTCACGGTTTCGAACCGCGGACCTTCGCCGTGTAAAGGCGTTGCTCTACCCCTGAGCTAACCAGGCAGTATTCTTAACGTACTCTACTCAAGTACTCTTTGCCAATCTTGCCTTCTTGAATTTCTTGTAAGGCTGTTATGATTGGAAAAATGTGTTCACGCTTTTCGCTTTCTTTATGTTGTCTACGGATTTCTCTTGAACGGCTTGCCGCAATTAAAACTAAATCAAATCTATTAGTTCCTACATTTTCAACACATTGTTCTGTGTCGATTAGTGTGCCTCTACTATCGGAAAGTTTACGCATATAAGTCCTTAAAATTTAATTATAACACTATTAGTTGTAGTTGTCAACTGGTCCCGCCACCAAGAATCGAACTTGGATCTAAGCGTTAGGAGTGCCTTGTTCTATCCATTGAACTACAGCGAGAATTGGTTGCGGGGGACGGATTCGAACCGCCGATCTCGAGCTTATGAGACTCGTGAGTTGCCACTTCTCTACCCCGCGTCATTCATTATTGTATATCTACATCTGCGGCAAGTATATAGCGATATTGATCACTTTGTACAATGCCCGGCCTATGCCAAACCGCACCCGGATAAATCATCCAAGTATAATAACTTGGGCGAATAAAAAACTTGCCATCGCTTTCTGGACCATTAGGTGCCATCTCAGTGCCGCATGTATCTCTATCTTGTACATCGTCGGGTATATGTAAGTACATGATACCGCTAAGACTTTGTCCACTGTGCTTGTTATGGTGATGCCAATAGCTATCACGATCTTCTACAGTACTCAGATTAGTTTTAAAACTCCATGCCATCATGTTGGCTACACGAGCTTCGTGCCCTAGATATAAAAACACACTGGTTAAAAATGTCATTCTATATTTTAACCAAATAGGTTCAGGTCTAGCAAATAAATTTTCTTGTGTTTGATACGGGGGACTGTTTTTAAAATAATTGCCAGAATCAATTATACTATCAATAGTGCTTATAGCCAGCACTTTATCAGCTGGGGTTATTAGTCCGTTGAAATTATAAGTACGGCATAAATCATTTTGATCAACTACTGTATTCATACAGTTTCCTTAAAATGGTCGGAGTACAAGGATTCGAACCTTGGACCCCCTGGTCCCAAACCAGGTGCGCTACCAGACTGCGCTACACTCCGAATTATTCTTTACACAAAGTTAGGTCCGCAAACCCAACCTACTAATGCTCTTCTTACACCTTTTGTTACTGGTGTAACGCTATGCGGAACAAAAGATGGAAATAAAAATATATCTCCCTTTTGTATTTCTATTTTTACAGGTTCTTGAGTTGCGTGTACTAAAAAGTCCCCACCCTCAAAATCTGCCGGATCGTCCAATAAAATGCTAAAAGAAACTTTTCTAATAAACCCGCTAGTATTACGCAAATAACTATCAGTATGAATATCATAATAGCCTAGATTAGCTGATTCATACACTGAATATTGTAGGGGTTCTAAATAGTTTAACGCATACTTAAAGTGAGTATTGTTAACGTTTAATACTGTTTCAATAATATGATTGTATAAATTTCTAAAATAATCCATATCTGTTAAGAACATGATATTACTTCGTCTATAACTTTTCTCTATATTATTGTCTGGTTCATTCCCCTTATCCCATATTTCACCTGATTGAAATAACGAATCATGTTCGTCGGCATAACTTGTTACAAAATCAATCATAGTGTTATCTAGCACTTTTGGTGCTGTATAACCCCATCCTATCATTTGCGAAGGAGGTTCGAACCAAATCATATATTGACCTTTTTAAATTCTGGAGCGGGACAGGAGAATCGAACTCCTAACCGAAGATTGGAAATCTGCTGTTTTACCATTAAACTAGTCCCGCAAATTTTAGTAAAGCACATCTATGGCTTTTGGATGTTTCACCCGGTGCCCTGTCCTTACTACCTATCTTATAGATCGGTTAAATGTACTTTATTAAAACAAACTAAGGTGTATAAAGAGTTATGACTATGTCAAAGAGCTCCTGGGATACCAAACCTGATCTTTTTACGGATTTAAATTTGTTTTAATAAAGTGTCTAGCTACGCACACCACATGCGCCCTAGACTGAGCGGTTACTCTGTCCGTAACATTTTCTTCTTCTGGGCAGGTTGTTAGTCCTGACCCAATGCGTTCCCGCTACTCCTAAACGGAGACGGATGGTCATAGCATTGAATACCTAGCACTCTCTGTGGTGATTGCCTCACCCCCGTTTATTACGTGTACGGGATCACGGGTTACCTGGTGCCGGTTGTCGGAATCGAACTGACCACATCCGCCTTACAAGAGCGGCGCTCTACCAAATGAGCTAAACCGGCATGTGTTACTTATCGTTGTGTTTGGTGTCGGTTGATTTTTCTCTATTGTTTTCTGTACGGTTTCGCAAATAAGGCGGAACATACTTACCAAAAATATTTTCAAACGATTTATCAAACTCTTCCTTAGGCACATTAAAAGGCCTAGGCTTACTTCCTTTACCTGCCATAATAAACTCCTATAACTTGGTGGAGGTGGACGGGATCGAACCGACGACATTATGCTTGCAAAGCATACGCTCTCCCAACTGAGCTACACCCCCATATACTACTTATTTCTTGGCTCCACCTCCTGGGCTCGAACCAGGGACCAAATGATTAACAGTCATCTACTCTACCAACTGAGCTAAGGCGGAATAATTCTTATTCTACTGTTGCAGTTGTTGTATAAGCGTGACTGCCAGTAGTACCGGCAACACCAGGTGCACCACGTGGTGCATTTTTATCACGTGGAGCACTCTTAACAACAATTTCACTGCATACTTGAGCATCAATCATCATACGTTTAAATTGATTACGTTGTTCGGCTGTACAGCCTTTCATTAACGCAATCATACGTTTTGATGTCTTGCTCAATTTAAATGTTTTATTTGGCTTGGCCATATTTTTCCTTTTATAATTAATGGCGGAGAGTATAGGATTCGAACCTATGCGCCCCTTTCGGGACGACGGTTTAGCAAACCGTTGCCTTAACCACTCGGCCAACTCTCCTAATACTTGGTGCGACTGGCCGGAATCGAACCGGCACGCCCTTCAGCGAGAGATTTTAAGTCTCTTGTGTCTACCTATTTCACCACAGTCGCAATTTTAAACTCGTTCTCGTTTTACACGACCAATTCGGCTAGCTTTATTCCAATCATAAGCAACTCCGTCTGGACACTTACCATCTACTACAGAGTCAACTCCGAATCGGCCAACTACTTCGAGATCAGGACCTTTGATAGTTACAAAAGTGCCTAACAACTTAGCAAACAACATTGCTTCGTTTAGGGTGATAAATCTTTCTACTTCTTTGTCATTACATATAACTTTATACATGCTGTTATTATACTCTCTATATACGCTGTTGTCAACAACTATTTTAATTACTTGGCGGTCTCAACGAGAATCGAACTCGTCCCTACGGCGTGACAGGCCATTATACTAACCGATATACTATGAGACCAACTTGGCGTACCCCCAGAGACTCGAACTCCGACGAACAGTTTTGGAGACTGTCATGCTGCCATTACATTAGGGATACATTAAAAGGTACTCGCTGTGACGCTTGAATTCACGGTAGCCCAACTCTTCCTGGCCGGTCCTTGTACATAGTCGACATTGACAAGTATTTCGGTGTTCCAGTGTAGCTACTCAGCAAGTATAACTTGGCGGAAACGGTGAGATTCGAACTCACGGACCATTTCTGATCGACAGTTTTCAAGACTGTTGCAATAAGCCGGACTCTGCCACATTTCCAAATAATATTTTTTTTGCATCATCAAAATACATTTTGCCGGGATTATTAACCCGGAGAGTTAAAACAATTCTTTGATTAATTGACTGTGTGTTATCCCAGTTATGGAATACATCAGTGTTAAACAATATGCACTCGTTTGGACGAGCAATCATTGTTTTAGATGGTACTTTAGATGTTAAATCTATACTTTTTAACACTCGGCTGTACCCACGGTGAGAGTCTGACAGTTTAAACTCGTTAATTTCTTCATCATTATACCAACTAGTAACACAATTATTGTCTAATATTTCAATAGGCAAATTGATACTGAATCGATGATCTGTTGCATCTTTGTGAGTACTTGATTTTGAACCGGGTGTAGTGACAAACAACCCTACTCTATTCATCATAAAATCAAAGTCTGATTTCATTGGTAAATTGTTTATAATTTGATTAGCTTTATCGGCATTAAAATCGTAATGGGTGTATGTACTATTTGAAAATCGTATACTTGTATCAATAGTACTCAAACTTGCTACAAGCGCAATTATGTCTTCAATACCGTTCCATGCAAATCTTACATAAAATGGACTGCAATCTTCAATTATAGTATACTTCATATACTTTCCTTTATTTGGTGGAGTATCCTGGGATCGAACCAGGCGTGCCATTACGACGGCGGATTTACAGTCCACTGCATCACCATTGATGCTTCTACTCCATATTTGGTGCCCCCTCCGAGACTCGAACTCGGACGCTCGCGCACTGGCTTCTAAGACCAGCGTGTCTACCAATTCCACCAAAGGGGCGTAACTTTACCATTAAAAAATAACTGTCACGGTCTATGACGCCGGGCAAATTTCTGAGTGAGGTGCTTCCTCTCATAAGCCATTGCTGTGGTTGTCTCAGGACTGATCGATGGCCCGACCAGCCCGCCTAGTGTAAGCGTCCCTACACGATACCCACTGGCAGTTATTATTTAATGGTACTCGGTAGGGGAGTTGAACCCCTCTTCCCGCCGTGAAAGGGCGGTGTCCTAAACCGATAGACGAACCGAGCAAATTAACTTTTAAATTTTTAAAGAACGTTTATACTGCTGTATTATCAGTGTATGTACGTATTATATAACATCTAGCGCACTATGTCAACACATTTGTGAACTATTTTGGCCGGGCTTGCAGGAATCGAACCCACACCGCTGGTTTCGAAGACCAGAATGATATCCATTTCACCAAAGCCCGTAATCTATTTATGGCACCGCAAGTAGGACTCGAACCTACATTGTACACTTTAGAAGAGTGTTGCCTATCCCTTAGACTATTGCGGTATGGTGCTCAAGTAAGGAATCGAACCTTAAATTCTATCGTACCAAGATAGTGGTATTCCATTTACCTACAAGAGCGTGGTACCCCACCCCCGACTCGAACGGGGACTTCACTCCTTTTGAGAGAGTCGCGTCTACCAATTGCGCCAGTGGGGTATAAAGGTTTTCAAGTGCCCAACTATCTTTTTGTGGGACTCATTGGATTGTCTCGTAAGGGAGAGTTTATGTCTACCGAGCGTGTCCGTTCTTGCGCTGTCACATAGCTGAGCCACTATGCTAGGACTGCCGGGACTCTATCCCCACGTCTATCTTGAAACTTGGTGCCGCCTTGAGGGATCGAACCTCATTCCTCGGTGCTTCAAACCGGTGCAATGACCACATTTGCTAAAGCGGCAAAATTAGTACAAGTTGTTCACCGCACAACTTGTAAAGCGGGGGTCTGTTCTTACATAGTAGGACCGTTGCCGGACTTAAATCCAACGCTACCACCTTCTTCTTCAATACGCTTTAATACGTCTTCAAATAAGATAGGAGCAAAGTCTGGAGTTTGTTCCACGCATACACAATGATATCGAGGATCGATTTCATCGCTGTATAAGACTTCCCCGGTCTTAGCATCAACACCCCGAGCTTTCTTAACACGATTTGCGTGTAAGTGTCCGTGGATGTTAACACCAAACCGACCTAAGCTGTCACTGTGTAACGGAATATGACTTAATATCATACCGTTCATAACGTGATAAGCCCTAAGTTCTCTAAAGTGAGCACGATAGTCCTCGTCTTTAAAGATATCGTGGTTACCACGAATTAAAACTTTGTCTCCGTTTAACCTACGTAAAATACCTAAAGCCTTACGATTAATTACAACGTCACCTAAGTGATAGACCTTGTCAGTGGGCTTTACCCGTTCGTTCCAGGCTTTGACCATTGCCTCGTCCATTTCATCTGGATCGGTCCATGGCCTTAATTTTGTAAAACCGTCGTTACGTGTGAAGCGGCAGACACCTGTGTGTCCAAAGTGTGTGTCGCTTACTAAAAATACACTAGGCATCTTGCCCTCCTTTCTTTATGTTATGCTACCATCCATTGATCGGCTTCTTTTAGCTCGATTGATTCGCTACCGTCATACTCATTAACCTTGAATAGTGTTCCAACAGGAACCCATTCAATTACTAGATCGTCCATACCGCCAGTGTAGACATTTGGATAACGCATTTCCATGTAGGTCGCTAATTCAGCCTTAGCACCGCGTTCCACATATCCAACTATGACTGGATCAAATACTAAATCTTTACCTTCGCCACTATGTGCCCATGTGCTCCAACCAGCGCCAAATCCCGGACTGTAAAGTACCGCTACTCGGCCATCTCGGATGACACGACCTTGTGTTATAATGTCATTCATAATAATTCCTTAGTGAACTGCTTCTTTAGCGTCTATAGTACATTCAATAATCCAATTATTAAATTGGGTAAACTTATTAACTTCTACCCCTAGCCCAACTGCTTCATTTACAAAATGCTGTAGTAGTGCATTGTACAGTTCGTCAGGCATAGTTTCTTTATCAAATTTAATCTTCATTAGTATGTTTCTTTCACAATATCATATTCAGTAATAGGCCACTTGGCTTTGAACTCGTCTGTTTTAACATATTCATTGTAAGATTTAGCTTCAAAGAACATTTTTTTGAAAACCGAAGTAAAACTACCTTTTGGATTAATGGTCAAGTAGATTGATTTTGCTTTGCCGGCCATAGTATATCCTTGCTTGTTAGTATACAAGTATTATACATTAAACAGGCAACACTGTCAATCAACCGGCCTAAAAGTGCGCCAATCATCAATATTTGGCTTTTCATCCGCATCGTAAGTCCAACCCAAATGCTTCATCATGCGATGCTTAACCAAGAGATTTGGACTACGAAAACGCTCAGTATCATTGAAGCCCATCATGACTCCAACCTCACAAACCGCACCCGATCTGCAAATACCAGCGTAGCAGTGAACTACCACATTCATACGACAGTCTAATGCGTGTTGTAACAATCGAACAAGCTCTGCGGCCTGCTCATGACTACACTTCATAGCTTCTTCTAAAACTTCGTCCTTTTCTTCTACATCCAAGAACTCAAAGTTGTGACGCTCTTTGAATTCATGCTTGGCTTCAGGTCGCCAACTTGCCGGATCAACAATGCTGATCAGCATACTGTTAGGGCCAGCATCGTGATGAAATCCAATTGGGATATCACTGGCTGCTACATTTTCAATCCACGGCATGATACTCTCCTTAAAAATTGGGGTGCCTTACCGGTATCGATCCGGTACTACCGCTTTCACAGAGCAGGGTGCAGGCCACTACACTAAAGACACCATAGAAACTTGGCAGGGGCATTAGGGATCGAACCTAAACTAACAGAGTCAAAGTCTGTTGTGCTACCATTACACAATGCCCCAACAATAAAAACAGGATACATTTTTTAAGTGCTCTACCAACTGAGCTAATTTGACTGCTTTTTAGGCTTGATCAAATGTTGGACTCGAACCAACGACCACTCGCTTAGAAGGCGAATTTTAATTTGCTGTTAGTATCCTAAAACTCTCGGACAGGTTGAACACTGTCCTTCCCTTATATGACTGTGTTCAACTGTCATATAAGGAGTACGCTGGAGCGGGTGATCGGGGTCGAACCGACGACAATCACGTTGGCAACGTGGCGCTCTACCAGCTGAGCTACACCCGCATAGAAGATATTAGTAAGAAACTCTAAGAGATCTGGTTTGACTTATGAGTCTGAGGCCGCCCAGGCTTTACAGTGCCTGCTCTATTTTGTCCTGCCTAACATGGAGTACTTCTGCCAACTGTGAATTCATGCCGTAAACACTATCACCTCGTCATTGGCAAATGCCGGGGTTTATAACCCCTCCATGCACCCGCTTCCGGCAGATGCATTTCCCTTACGGAACATTATAGTACTTTGAGTTTCTTACTAATATCTTTATTTAATACCTATTACCATATATCTGGAAAAATTCCAACTAGGGTAATTAAAATCTAAACTACCTTGATATATAATAGTCTGTAGTTTATAACGATCAACAAATTCTTGCAAGTTATTCGAGCAAATAAAATGGTCATCGTGCGGCATATTATTACCTTGTAAAATTATCCGTGTACCTCTTGGTATTTCATTAAACCAATCCATACCTTCAAAATGTTCAGTGCTGGTATTAATTATAAGGTCAGCAATATTAGGAACTTCTTGATTACAGTCTAGTGTATAAGAAGAAAATGTTCCGTTATTAACAACCCAGTTTTCATTAATTGCATCTGCATATTCTTTGCAAGTTGGATCAACATCAAAACTTTCAATACGACCAACTTTAAACTTCTCTCTACTCAATAACAAAAAAGCCAGTATACCATACCATCCACCATATATATGTGTTAGGTTACTAGTCCAGCCTAGATTTTCAAGCTCGCGACATAACCATAGCTTACTATCTATCTGACCGTTGCTAAAAGCATCTTTATTAAACATAAAATTACTTATGTTTTAATTTGGTAGTAACGGTGAGATTCGAACTCACACCTTGCTCCGTATGAAGGAGGTGCACGACCATTATGCTACGTTACTGTTATTTTAACGATTCCATAAATTGGAAAACCGTTCTCGATTCAAATCGCAAACTAAGAATCAATCTTGGATTGCTAGAAGAATTAGTTACGCTATGTAGCTGTCCAACATTCACAAAATATGGTTTATCTAATATTAAACTTTCTTTCGGCACTAATAACGATAGATCTGCAGGGGTAATCCCTGCACTATATTTTTCATTCCATTCTTGTTTATATTCACCGGAATACTCATACCACTGATGAGCATGGTTATCTTCCGGAACAATTATTGGAAAATTCAATGCCCAGTACAAGTTGGTTGGCTTTCCAAATCTAAAATGTGTGTGTCCGTCGATATGGGCGTCTAATTTACTGTTACCGGGTGTATAAAAGAATCTTGCTCGCTGTACTGCTGTGTTTGTCAGTTTAAACTTGTCCTCTACATACTCATACAATCCTATGAAATTTTTAGGAGTCCAGTCTATAAGTTTAGTACCAAGCTCGGACGGATTAAATGTATTCCTGTACTTTTCCTCTAATACTTTCCTAACAGACTCGTAGTCTGGAAAATTAAAAGGCTTGTAGTAATTATTCATACTGCTATTTAATCTCGTTACCATAAGTAAACACACTATTTGTTGCCTTGCCCTAACTCTTGTGTTAAGGAACCGAAGGATAATGTGTTTGCATATGGTAGGGGCACAGGGACTCGAACCCTGATAGACCGGTTAAAAGCCGGCTATTCTAGCCTTTGAATTATACCCCCATATGGTCCACGCTCTGAGAATCGAACTCAGTTAG